ACACGAGAGCCAGACTAAATCCTAAAAAGAAAGGAGGTCTGGCTCTATTTTTATGGGAAAAATTACAGAAGGCTCGCTTGAATGGTATCGGGCAGTGCTGAATCAGATTATCAGTAGTGATATGACAATCTATCAGAACCAAAAAGATTGCCTTGATTTGCTCTTAAATATGAATATTGACCTTCCTTTCGACAAGAACCAAGAAGCACGGAAAATGGCTATGAAAGTAAGTCAATACTCACATAACATAGCAGAGAAGTGTGCTGCATTAACTGGTAGTGGTGACTTTGACGATATCTACTGGCAGTATTTGTTACTGGAAGCGCAGAATTATCAAGTAGACAGTGGATTGTTATATCTTGAAAAAAATCGTATTCCAAAAGAGCGTTTTTACGAACCAAGAAGAAATGTATTTATGCAGCATAATATTATAGGTTCACTTCAAGACTTGATGGATGACAAACTGGATATATTTGCATTGAGCGTACCGCCAGGTTGCGGAAAATCTACGCTAGAAGATTTCTTTCTTTCCCTGGTCGGTGGATGGTTCCCAAACGATTTTAACCTGTCATCCGCACACAGTAGTATTTTGACACGTTCCCTTTATGATGGTGTTCTGGAAATTATTAATGATCCAGTAGAATATACGTGGAGTGAGATATTTCCAAACATTGATTTAAGTAAAAAGACAAGTAATGCAAAAGAAACAACTGTAAATCTTGAAAGAAATGGTCGTTTCAAAACATGGACATTTAGATCAATTGATGGTTCTTTGACTGGTGCTACACGTTGTAACAGATTTCTTACAGCGGATGACCTTGTGTCTGGTATCGAAGAAGCATTGAATAAGAGCCGACTTGATACATTATGGACGAAAGTAGTAAATGATCTTCGCTCACGTAGACTTGAGGGATGCAAGGAATTTTATATAGCTACAAGATGGTCGGTACATGACCCTATAGGAAAACTACAGCAATTATATGAAGGGAATCCGAGGGCTAGATTTATTGCAATACCGGCATTAACAGATGATGGAAAAAGCAACTTCTTATTTACAGTAAATGGTTTTTCGGAAAAATATTTTAATGATGCAAAGGAATCAATGGACGAGATTTCTTTTAACTGTTTGTATCAACAGAAACCAGTAGAACGTGAGGGATTACTTTTACCACCAGATAAGCTGAAAAGATTTTTCTTTGACAGAGAAGATGTTCCAGATGGCTGTACAGATGAATATGTGATTATGCCAAAAAGAGAGCCGGATGCTATTTGGTCTGTGTGTGATACAAAGGATAAAGGAACTGATTTTGAGTCTCTCCCAATTGCATACCAGTATGGAGATAAATATTTTATCCCAGATGTAGTGTTTGACGATAACACAGACTACGATATCTTGGATAAGAAAACAGCGGATATTTTGATTAGGCACAATCCGCATATGTCGCGTTTTGAATCAAATAATGTTGGAAGCCGTGTAGCACATAATGTTCAAAAACTTATTGACGGTAAATGCCGTACAAAAATTGAAACAAAAGTTACGACAACTAACAAAGAAACGAAAATTCTTGTCAATTCCAACTTTATAGCAAATCATTTTTATTTTTTGCACCAAAGTCAGTATAAACCAAAATCAGATTATGGCTTATTCATGGCAAATGTAACCACTTATACTACAAGAGCGAAGGTACTCCATGATGACGGAATAGATTCTTTAGCAATGCTATCTGATTATGTTCAGAATCCATTAGGAGGAACCGCAACAGCAACACAGAATCCACTTTGGGGAAGGAGATAGAGTATGATGACTACAGCTCAATATTTACGACAGATTGAAAATTATGATAACAGAATCAAAAACAAGCTTATCGAAGAAGAACAGCTCAGTTCTCTTTCCACAAGTGTATCTGCAATTCCAGTCGGGGAAAAGGTGCAAACTTCTGTAAAACGTGATCCGATGGGAGATATGATTGCAAAGATATTTGATCTGCGAGAAGAGATTTCAGAAATGATATCTGAATTTTTACAAAAAAGACAAGAAATAGTTCGAACTATAGAACAGGTTGAAGACCCGTTGCTATACGACATACTATTTAAGCATTATGTTGAGTACAAATCTTTGGTTCGCATTGCAGATGAGATGGGTTATTCAGAGATTCACATTAAAAAAAAGCATTTAAAAGCCATAGCAGAAATAAAAAAGATAAAAGGTTTTGAAAGATGATACCGAAGTATACTGAATGATACCGCCAATATGTGTAAAATATAAAGTAGAGCATTGGATTGAAATATCCAGTGCTTTTTATTTTGCAGAAAGGATGGTTCAGCTCGTGAGAAATACAATGAATTTTGTAGATTTATGCCGAGGTGAGTTCGGGCGAAAAGTAGCCTACACAGGTGTTGACCGAATCACTCCACAAAATGTAGTAAAAGTAGTATCAGATACAATTGGCATACATAATAGAAACCGAACATTGATTGATTACTTGTATCGGTACATGAAAGGCGATCAGCCGATATTATACCGAAATAAAATAGTCCGTCCAGAAGTTAATAATAGAGTGGTAGAAAATCACGCATTTGAAACTGTAAAATTTAAAGCTGGACAGATTTGTGGAGAGCCAATCCAGTATGTATGCAAAAAGAAAAATGCAGATGAAAAAATAAATGAGCAAGTTGACCTTTTAAATGATTATCTGGATGAAGCCAATGCAGATGCAAGAAACATCCAAAGGGCAATATACCAGAGCGCAACAGGAACTTCATATAAGGCTATTCTGAAAGAAGAGGACTGGACAAAAAACGGAGATTTACCACCGTTTAGAATCTTCATTCCATATCCAGGTGATTGTTACATTGTATACTCACAGAGAAATGGGAAACCAATGCTTTCCGTGCAGATTTTAAAAGATGAAGATGAACAGCAATATTATTTATGTTATTCAAAGAACCAGTTTTTTGAAATCAAGAATGGAAAAGTAACCAACTACGGCATCAATGGTTTTGGCGGGATTCCTATCGTTGAATGTCCGAATAATCACGACAGACTTTCAGATGTTGAAATTGCAATCACCTTATTTGATGCAATTAATAAATATCAGTCTGATAGATTAAATGGCGTTGAACAGTTTGTGCAAGCCTTTATGAAGTTTAAGAACTGCGAGGTAGATGAAAACGAGTTTTTGAAAATGGTAAAACTTGGTGCTATCTCTGTTAAAGATACTGGAAATGGCTGTCAGTCAGATGTTGAACTGATGACCGCTGAACTGAATCAATCAGAGAGCCAGGTTGCAAAGGACGATATCTACAATAATATGCTGATTGTGGAAGCAATGCCAAACCGCCAAAGCAATAGCGGAGGAGATACAGGAAATGCCGTATACCTTCGTAATGGATGGGACTTCGCAGAGAGAGATGCAAAATTGGTAGAAGCATTCACGAAGGAAGCTGAAAAGGAATCTGCCAGAATCATTCTGAATATTATTCGCGGCACATCAAATGATGTTAATATCTCAACGCGAGATTTCGATGTAAAGATAACCAGAAACCCGACAGACAATATGCTTGTAAAAGCACAGGCACTTGATTATCTGTTTAAAAATAAAATTCATCCGCTTATTGCACTGATTACTTGCGGTTTATTTAGTGATCCGCAGAAAGTCTACGAAATGAGTTTACCGTATCTGGGAACTATTTACCCGGAACTGGCAGACCCGGAAGCGGAAATGCAGAAAGCACAGCAATTACTTGACGGAAAGTTTCAAAATCCGTCCAAAACAGAACCAATGGCAAATTCTCCATCTAACGAAGAATGAACCAAATTTCGATTATTTAAGGAGTTTTAGAGAAATCTAAGGCTTCTTTTTTAATACCCAAAATCAAATAAATTGCAACAGCCCGTGAGCGTAAATCGGGTACAGACCATGTGCGGAGCGAACCGTGTTGAAAAAGCGTATTGGACTGGAAGAAAGGAGATTTCAATGACAAGAGAACAGGCAAAACAGGCACTTATCGGTATGGGAGTTGCAGAACCTTCCGAGGAACAGGTTTCTAAGCTTCTTGATTCTATTTCTGCTGAAACTAAGAAAGAGAAAGACAAAAATGTTTCTCTGAAGGAAAAAGCTGAAAAAGCAGATTCACTGGAAAAAGAGTTGGAAGAGCTGAAAAAGCAGAACATGACCGAAGCAGAACGGCTAGAAGCTGAACGCAAGAAAGAAAAGGAAGCAGTGGATAAGGAGTTAGCTGATTTGAAAGCTGCGCTTGCAGAATCCAACAAAAAAGCCCTTACCAGTGAAATTACTTCTATGTTCGCAAATGCAGGACTTTCAACCGAAACATACGCGAGTGCTATTAAAGCATACGCATCTGCACCGTATGAGAAACCAGAAGATGCAATGAAAGAAGTCGAAACTTTTGTTAAGGGAGTTTCCGAAGCAAATAAAACAGCACTTGATACCGCAAAAGCAGCTTGGGAGAAGGAAGCATTGGAAAACACTCCGAATCCGGGTGGTGGTAGCGGTGGGAAAGCTACAGTAAAAAGTGATGCTGCTGAATTTGCAAAAGCTTACTCAGCAAAAAAGAACCAGGAAACTAAATCAGTGGACGGTAACGCCCCTGTAAATATTTAAGTAAAGGAGATATAAATAATGGCTTTTATGAAAACAGAGCAGTATGAGTCCACTCCAAATATTCTTGAATCCGAGGTCGGACTTGTACTCAAAACCTACACAGCAGATCAGACAAATGCTGAAACAGTTGGAACTAAGAAAATTATCAAAGCAGGTTCCGTATATCCAACAAATGCGACAGGCGCAATCGGCATTGTATTTGAAGATGTTGATATGACAGATGATACAAAGAGGCCAATTTCCGTGATCGTCGCAGGCCGTGTTCTCGAAAAAAGACTTCCAGTAACAGTTGACACTACTGCAAAAACAGAGCTTGAAAAATCCGGAATTGTTTTTGTAGTCACAGAAGACCCAGTATTTTAAGGAGGTATGACAAATGCCATTTAATATTTTGGAATCAATTACCCAAGAAGAAAGACTTAATTTCTCTCAGAATTTCAGCGTTAAAAGACCAGGTATCCTCGATACCATTTTCCCAGATACAAAAACCCAGTATCTGAAAGCAGAGTATTACAGACTTATGGCTGGACAGAATCTCCCGGAAGTTGCATTCGTCCACGCTCTTGATAGCGAAGCAGAAATCGGCACAAGACCTGGATTTGAAAAAGTCCTGACTGAAAAACTCTTCATTAAGAGAAAAATCAATCAGTCCGAAAACTTACGGCAGGCAATTGAAAACGGTGTGCCGGATAATGAAGCACTGAAAAACTTTGTATTTGATGATGCAGCCAGACTGTTCGAGGGCGTTGTTACAAGAGCAAATGTTATGAAAGGACAGTTCCTTTCCACCGGCGCTGTAACAATCAAAGAGAACCATGTTGACATGGGAATTGACTATGGCGTTCCAGCAAGTGCAAAAGTAACGCTTACTGATTGGTCTAAGCCAGATGCAGATATCATGGGCGATATCCAGAAAATGGTAGCTGTAGCAGAAGGCAATGGCTATGTAGTGAACAAAGCTGTTACTTCTCTTAAAATGATTAACTACATGCGGAACAACACTGCAATGCAGACAGCTGTTCTGGGTGCTGCAAATAAAAGGCTTCTCACAAAGCAGGAGCTTGCCAATCTGCTTATGCAGGAATATGAAATCACAATTGATCGTTGTGATGAGAACTTTAATTTCAGAAAAGCAGATGGAACCCTGAAAACAGCCAGATACCTTAAAGAGGATGTATTTACTCTGTATGAAGCAGATGCTAACGGTTCTTTCGGTGTTGGTCTCTGGGGTGTGACACCTGAGGAACTTGAATACAGACAGTTCATTCAGAAAGAGAACCGTTCTTTCGTAACCCTTTCCATGTGGGCTACACCAGACCCAGTTGCAGTATGGACAAAAGCATCCGGTATGTTTGTTCCTGTTGCACCAAAAGCAAACGGTGGTATCGTGATCGGTACCAAGGCGGGGGAATAACCGGGCATAGTCTCGATGAAAACAGCCAATCACCATCTGTAGCAAGTGTTTATGATGAATCAACACATAAGTATACAGAAAGCGAGTTGTCTAATATGACTGTATCTCAGTTAAGACAACTTGCAAGTGACAACGGCTATGCCCTGACAGCAACTAATAAGGCTGGAATAATATCAGAGATTTTATCTCAGCAAAGGTAGGTGACTTAAATGGACGAACAGCTTATAGAAGATTTGACAAATTATCTTGAAGATGATGTAGAAACTGCGAGGGTGATTCTTTCAGTAAATAGGGCTATTCGTTCATTTAAGAAGAAAAGGAATTATCCTTCATCTTACAGTGATGAGAAAATAAATTCCGATATGGAAAACTGCTATGATTGCATATTTGATTTGGCTCTTTTCTTCCTGGTGAAACAGGGAGCTGAATTCCAAGGATCACATTCCGAATCTTCCGTAAATAGAAGTTGGAATTCTGAAACTGAAATCTATGTAAATCATGGTGTTTTTCCATTTATCGGATTCTAAGATGGTGTGTGCGTGATACGTCAATCCTCCCACGTATCGCAGGGGTGCTTCAAATTAGGTGGGTAGAAGCAATATCTTAAAAATGGGAGTGATGGAAAGGAATAGCGATGGGATGTGAACACGAGTGTATCAACGAACACCGCTTGAAAGAATTGGAAAGTGCCGTCCATGAGATGAAAGAAAAGCATTCCAAAAGGGATGAAGGCTTTTTTAATCGTATCAATGCGCTAGAACAGAAAATTGCTTTATACAACAATGACCTGGGACACATTAAGGATACAGTTGACGAAATGAACGACAATTTAAAATCACTCATGGAAAAGCCAGGAAAGTTACAGGACAAAATAATTGCTTATGTCATAACTGGCATAATTGGTATTGTTTTAGGCTTTGCCCTAAAAGGTATTTTCCCGGTGTAAATATTGATTCCACTAACAGGGAGGACAGTGGAATGGATGATTATAAAGACTTTTCAGAAGATGAAAGAATCTTCTATTTGCGTGAAGCTGGATTTGATTCCAGAGAAAAAGAGTTATTCCGATTGCGTGTTTACGAAGAAAAAACACTTGCAGAAGCTTCAGAAATCATGGGCTACAGCACAAGAACCGTAGACCGCATAAACAGAAAATTAAAGAAGAAAATTATGAAAGTCGCCCCGATGTATTGTCGGGGCTTTTCTTTGTATTCATAGAAAATGGCGTATTTATGGCGTTATCATGGCGTGTTAATTAACCTCTTATTATTGTAAAATATAGTTATAAAAACAAGGGAGGTTTGAGATATGCAGTATGGAAGTCCTTATTTTGCGCAACCATTTCAACAAATACAGCCGTATCAAGATAGATTAGCACAATTGCAGAATAGTTATCAGCAGGCAATGCCATACGGACAGGCACAAATTCAACAACCAATGCCACAAGTGCCACAAATCCCCATGTTGCAAGGACAGATGGTTGATGGCATTGATACTGTAAAGGCAAAAGATGTAGATATGTCCGGTAATCCTGTTTATTATCCAAAAACTGACGGTACAGAAGTTTACCGAAAACAGTTACAGGCAGATGGAAGAAGCCGAATTTTCACTTACAGACTTGTAAATGAAGGAGAACAACCAGAAACCAATAATGCAAATCAAGTTGATATTGTTTCGCTGATTAATCAACTTCGTGATGATGTTCATGCTGAAATTTCTGAAATTAAGGAATTATTGCCAATACAATCTGAACCGCCCAAGACACAGAAGGGAGGTAATCAGAGATGAATTTCAACCCAAATACAATAATGAAACAAAAAATTCAGCAAATGATTTCTCAAAGGTTCGGAAGTGTTGATAACATGATGAACGATATGAGCAAATTTGCAGGAAATAATCCAACATTAAAAAATGCGTTGGATTTATATAAAAAAGGTGATACAGACCAGTTGCATCAAATACAGCAAAATGTATTTAATGAAAAACACTTATCACCAGATGGAATTATCCAGAAATTCCTTGGATTATAACACTTCCCCATAATTGGGTGATTAAGAATCGCTACAATTTGGGACGACAGCCGCGGATGTCTCCTATTGTAAATAAAATTTAAGGAGACTAAAAACATGATGAATGGTTCAAATTACAGCCTTAGCGACATTGCAGCTGCTACAGGCTCTAATAACCGTGCCAATGATATGTGGGGCGGTGATGGCTTTTCACTTATCTGGCTCGTCCTGATCTTCGCAATCTTCGGCTGGGGAGGTTTTGGCGGCTGGGGCGGCGGCTTTGGTGGTAACGGTGGAAACGGTGCGAACGGTGCCGGTTTCCAAGGATGGGCTACCCGTTCAGATATTAATGAGGAATTCGCCCTTAATGATATTCAGAATGGTATCAGAGGTATTCAGCAGGGTATCTGTGACAGCACATATTCTCTTAACAATACCATGCAGAGTGGTTTTAATGGTATGAATGTCGGAATGCTTCAAGGCTTCAACGGCGTTCAGCAGGCAATCAATGCTGATACTGTAGCCGGTATGCAGAATACCAACGCATTACAGTCTCAGTTAGCAAATTGTTGCTGCGAAACAAGAGAAGCAATCCAGGGCATCAATTACAACCTTGCTACCAACACTTGTGCTCTCCAGAACACAATGAACAACAACACCAGAGATCTTCTGGAAAACCAGAACAGCAACACAAGAGCAATCCTTGACTTCCTGACTAACGATAAGATTGCAACATTACAGGCAGAGAACTCTGATCTGAAACGTGCTGCATCTCAGGATCGCCAGTCCGCATTGCTTACAACAGAGATGTACGCACAGGCTCAGAGATTAATCAATGCAATCAACCCGGCTCCTATTCCTGCATTCCAGGTTCCAGCTCCATATGCATACGCAGGATGTAATACATATGGTAACGGTTGTTGCTAAGTAACTCGCCCTTAGAGGTTGACTAATTCTAAGAGGTGGGTTACGGCTCACCTCTTATTTTGATTGAGAGGTAGAAATATGAGTTGTAAAAATGTTTGTAAGCTCTGCAACCGTCTTGTAATAAGCCAAGCTGTTGCGTTTACAGGAGGTAATCTTGTAATCACACTCCCAGCAGGCAGTTACAACAATGGAGAGAAATATTGTATTGTTGTTGCACAAAGTATACCAGAAGCCACTACAATTACTGCTCCGGTAATGATTCAGATAGGAACAGGAACAGCTTTGTATCCGCTAGAAAATCGTTGCTGTGCACAGATTACGGCTTGTGGAATAAGAACCAGAACGAAGTACGCAACCAGAGTAGCTACAAGTGCAACTGGCGGAGTATTCAAGATGTTAGGAAATCCGGCTTGTAGTCCGAGCAACAATTTGAAAGCAATTAATGGTACAGCCCCAACGACAGAAGCACCTGTTACGCAGGCTGTTAGAAAGGGGGCACTGTAATGCATAAAGTTGCAATGGAAATGGGAAAATGGGCTATGGAAAAAGCCAAAACACATGGCTTTGATAATCTCAGTGCTCAAGACTGGGACGATTTGAAAGACTGCATGGAAGCCGTAAAGTGTGCGATTTGTGCTGATAAAGATTATCGTATTGTGGAAGCTATGGACGAATGCGAACAGGAAGAAAAGTATCTTGGACGCATGGGATATGACCGTTACCGCTATTCAAATGGGCGTTTCGCTCCAAAAGGTAGGGGAACCAGAAAAGGTTATAGGCCATATCTGTACATGGAAGACGATGACTGGATGGACGAGTATTTAAACAATCCAGAGTTTGAACGTAATATGTACCGCATGGGATATCATCCAGAGCGTAGCGATATGGAAAATGATGGTATGAATATGAATTGGAAAAAGTCCAGATACGGAGAATCTTATGATAAATACGATGAAAACCGTAGACACTATCATGATTCCAAAGACGCTGAATCAAAGAGAAAAATGGATGATTCCATGAAAGAATACACTTCCGATATTATCCGTAATCTTACGGAAATGTGGTCGGATGCAGATGCAACGCTCAGACAGCAGATGAAAACTGACCTGACCAGACTTGTACAGCAGATGAACTAGAGCAATAAATGAATTAAGTCCTTGTCGCAAATTAATACGGCAGGGGCTTTTTTCGTAGAAAGGATGGTGAGAAACCATGCTGAAACAATTCTATATGAACGGGGACTTATGGAGAGTTCACTTTGTTTCTCCCCATGATAATGTTTTGATTGACCGTACAGGGCAGAGGACACTTGCTGTATCTGATTACTCTACAATGACAATTTCGATTGCGAACAACCTACATGGCGAACTTCTAAATCGTGTATTTATCCATGAATTAGGTCATTGCGTGATGTTCAGCTACGGTCTATTAACAGAACTTCACCGCATGGTTAAGAAACGATATTGGGTGGACGCAGAGGAATTTGTATGCAATATTCTGGCAGACTACAGCCATTTCGTGATTGGCACAGCCAGAGATATTTTGGGAAACAAATTTACATATGTAGCCCCTGTTGGAGCAGAAAGGATGATTGCATGAGAGTATTAAGATTTATTGTAAATAATCAAAGAATTTATCCAGATCCCAAGTGTGATTTCTCTGGACTGGTAAAGGGCACGACTGGATATCTTAAAGCATTGTTTATCTTTTCACCAGAGTGGAACGGATGTAAAATAGCTGCTTCATTTTGGAGAATGGAAAGAGAATACCCAGTAATACTGAAAAACAATCAATGTGAAATTCCAACGGAAGCCCTTACTTGGGATTATTTTTCTGTATCTGTCACTGGCGTAAAAGATAACGGAAAATACATTATAACCACTGGTAAAACTAAAGTATCACAGAGGGGGTAGAACATGGCAACAGCACTTGATTTACTTATGAGCACAAAAGAAGATGTTAATTTGCTTTCTGAAGAATCCGATATATGCACAATTGATGCTAAGACAAGGGTTATTTTCGTGCCCTCTACAATCGTAGTTGGTGGAGTACAATCTGACAAGAATGCAGAACGTATTAAATTTTCATGTCCCAAAATTGTAGGAGATAATCTTGATTTATCCAAATTTTCAGTCAGAATTAACTTCGAAAACGTAAGCAGTGTGGATTTTAATGTTTCTATCAAAGACCAATACATTTGCGATGATGTAGCTGTAGATGGCGAAAATGTAACTTTTTCTTGGTTGATTGGAAGAAATGCAGCAAGGTATATGGGAACGGTACGTTTTATTGTTTGCGCTGTTAAAACGGATTCCGATTCAAATATTAGTGTTGAATGGAATACCGCAATAGCGGAAGTACCAGTGCTAGAGGGTATCGAGATTGATCAACCACAGATAGGACAGGAAGAAAAAGATGTTATAAATCAGCTTTTGGAGCTTACTAAAAACACATCTTCGGAAGCTGTTCAAAATGTAAATTCCGCAAAAGAACAAGCTATTAAGGACATCCAGAGTGTATCACAGCCAGACACTACATTGACTATAGAAGGTGGGCTTGCAGAAGCAAAAGCAACGGGAGAAGCTATTGGTTCGCTAAGGGAAGATATAGAGTATTTTAAAGATGATGTTACCAAAGCATTTAACGTGACTGAAAATCTATATAACCCACATTCATTTACAAATACAAAGGGTGTAGCATTAACTATTGCTGATGGTACAGAGTACGCAGATTCTACAACAGTAAATGCAATTACAACTGGATATTTTGACACAAATGAGGGGGATGTATGGAGGTTTTATAGATGGAATACAGCCAAGGATAATATATATGAGCTGGAAGTAAGAGTGCATTGGTTTGATGAAAATGGAAAGTATATAAGCGGTGCAATTATAACTGGTGATGTAACAGCACCTATAAACGCTAGACGTTTACGTTTTACAGAAAAATTCACATTACTATATCCGACGTTAGATGTAATGGTTACTAAAAATTATTCGTTTGGTGTAAATGGTTATGTCCCGTATGGTATTACGCAGTTAAAAGAAACATTCTTGCCAAGAGAAAAAGTATATGAACAAGTGCATAGAAACGGAACACTTCATAGCGGTGATTCATGGGTATTGGAAAATAATAATATTATGGCAAGAAAGGTGTTTGTTTTAAGTGGAATTGTAAACTCATTTTCAACACTTGAAATGGGGCATGGTACTAAAACAAATTCTCCGTCAAGTTGGATGGTTGTGGATAATGAAAATATTACAGTATACTCAACACCTACCAACAAAGTAACACTTGCACACGGATTAACTATTAAAAACACAATTCAGATTATAATTGAAGTGGGCGCAAACTATAAGGCAAAAATTACATTATTATCTAATGGAGAAAAATACAATACAGAGCAAGATTGGGACGGAAACATTGGAAATATTTTTGTAAATAGCATTAATACAGAATTAGCAAATTGTGCCGTATCTTGGACTTGCAAAAATTATTCTTCACCAATATGGGCATATGGAGATAGCTATTTTGGTATGACAAATAAGGCACGGTGGATTGCTCAGTTGTTAAGCAATGGTTATGGCACAGATATGCTCATTGATGGTTATCCGGGTAGAGGTTCTGATAATGCGTATAATTCATTACAAGCTACATTAAAACACGGCAAACCAAAATATATATTATGGGCTGTGGGTATGAATAACCCAGATAATGAATCATCTGTTAACGGAAACTGGAATAATAGATTTAATGATGTAAAGAATGTGTGTAAAGAAAATAATATAATACTTATCGGGTGTACAATTCCGAATACACCAACACAGTTTAATAGCTACAAAAATAACGTTGTTAGAAATGCAGGAATTAAATATATAGATTTCGCAAAATCAGTGGGTGCTGAACACAAGGGAGATTCGTGGTATGACGGTATGCTGTCGGGTGATAATGTACACCCTACGGAAAAAGGTGCTATAACATTATATTTACAAGCATTAGCAGATTTTCCAGAATTGGCGAACACTTAACTAAAGAGGGCTTTAGTTAAGCAACCAAATTTAAGAAAGAGAGGAAATATGAGAGGATTAGTCCGTCAAAAGCAAAAAGTATATTGGTCACGAATTACTGAAAAAACACAAGGATTAGACCGTATTAAAGTTTATGAGAAACCAGTTCTATACTCTTTTTCTGTATCATCTACAGCCGGAACACCAGAAGAAATTGCAGCCGGAATAGTGCCAGATTATGACAGATACATTACAAGCTTTAATCGAAATTTCCACCCACAGGAAGCGGACATATTTTGGATAGATAGAATTCCACAAATAAGCGAGGACGGAAGCCTTATTTTGAACAAAGATGAAGAGCCCACAGTATTGCCAGACTACACACTAAAGAAGATTTTAGACACACAAAAAGGCAATATTGCCAGATACGGAATTTCTAAGAGAGGGAATGAAGATGGGTAAGACAATAAAGTGCGACTTATCCACGAAATCTATTCAAAATGCCATCAAAAAATTAAAAGCTTACCAAAATGAACTACAGAGGAAAAATGAGATTTTTGTAAAACGATTGGCTGAAATCGGGTTGGATGTTATTCAAACGACCATGGAGTCAATCCCGGATGAAGAAAAAGGTTCTTACTATACAGAAATCATCAACGATCAAAACGGAAATATAGTCGGGGCTTCTGTTAGACTATCTGGTGAAAAAGTGTTGTTCATTGAATTTTCAGCAGGAATAACATACGGTACAAATGATTATCCTTTATCTAGTGGAAATTCTTACGGAATGGGAACATATCCTTCCAAAAAAGAAAAATCAGACTGGGACAATCCAAACGGCTGGTGGTACACAGATGAAAGCGGACGGCCGCACCATTCATATGGAAATAGAGCGTATATGCCTATGTATCACGCAGAACAGGCCATTATTATTGCTGTTCGTAAAATTGCTAAGGAAGTGTTCTCTTCTTAAAGAAGATACTATAATATACTGAATGATACTAAACAATTATGTTATCATTACAGTGTTAAATTGTAGCATAACATGCAATGCATTCACTATAAAGGTGAGTGCATTTTTTTATTGTGAGGTGACAGATATGCCGGACACAATAGAATCCCCTGTACTGGAAGTTTTTTCAAAATGGGGAGCGGCTGTTTCTAAGGTTACTGGCGCAGACAATTATTCCATGGATGGGAGCGAGACAAATGCTTCTGGCAAAAAAGCATACGCACAGCTTTATATGCTTGGAAATCCAATTACGAGAGGTGACCTTGAAGGAGATGAATGCGCAACAATGCCATCATTTCAAGTAAATTGCTTCACATCTGGTAGCAAAGCATTAACCAGAGTGTATGAATTGGACAAGATAAGTCACAAAGCTATGGTGAACATGGGATTCCGTCGTACATATGGCCCGGAACCTATGTTTTTTGGTGACAGTGGAATCAAAAAGCTTGTAAGCCGATACAGCCGGATATATACAGGAAAATTACTTTGAAACCAATGAACGCATAGACGTTCTTTTTTTATGCTTAAAACGAAAGCGAGGTGAGATTATGGATCAGATTTTAAGTTATGTAAAGCCAGAATTACTTATTGTCGTTGTATTTCTTTATTTTATCGGAGAAATGATTAAAAAGTCAGAGAATATTTCTGACAAATTTATTCCAATGATTTTAGGAATTCTTGGTGTATTAATTTGCGGTCTTTATGTTTTTGCAACATCTACAGTTTCCGGTTCACAGGAAGCTGCAATGGCACTGTTTACCGCAATTACACAAGGCGTTATCGTTGCCGGATTAAGTAATTATGTAAATCAACTTATCAAGCAATCAGGAAAAGAAGAGTAGAAAGGCGGTGATCCGCTATCTCCCGGCACAGGGTTACGTGCATAAAACATGAATTAAAGAAAGGGGCCTATTAAAATGACAGATTTAACAACACTTGGCGTAACTTTCCATTATGCTGTAGAAACAGTGAGTGGAACAAAGCCAACTGCATTTACTCAAATAAAAAGATGTAGCGCAATCGGTGGAATAAGTCTTGATACTGAACAGATTGATGTTTCCGCATTGGAAGATTACTTCACACAATATGCGGCAGGAAGGCAGGATACTGGAGGCGCATGGGAAGTTACTTTTAACATGAATGCTGACGTTATAACTGCAATCGAAAAACTTTTTAAAGACTCTAAAGACGCAAAAGCTAAAGGCCTTTCAACCTGGTTCGAAGTTGCGTTCCCAGATCTCGAAAAAGCATTTTTTATTGTTGCCGAAACAGGACGAGCAATTCCGCTTCCAGAAATCGGTCAAAATGAAGCTGCGACCATCCCGATATCATTAATCATAAATGATTACAAAGGACTCGATACAAAGGTTGTAACTACATCAGAATTATAAAAAATAATGGGAGGATTATAAAATGGTAACTTTTAATGTACATGGAAAAGAATATAAGGTTGTATTCGGATACGGACTTCTTACAAAAACAGATGTGCTGGACAAGATACAGGGAATTACAGATGGAAAAGAGAGAAGCCTTCATAAGATGATTTCTCTTCTTCCGGAACTACTTCTTGCCGGACTTCAAAAGAAACACAAGGAAGAGTTTGGGTATGAAAGTGATTCTGAAAAAGAAGCTGTTCTTAATAAAGTCTGTGACCTTTTGGATGATTACGAAGATGAAGGAACTGAGGAAAATCCGAAAAGCGGATTTGATTTATACCAACTTCTTGACAAAGAATTGGAGAAAAACGGTTTTTTATCCGGTCTGCTGAATTCAGTAGCAGAAGCACAGGCAGTGGAGAAGAATGCAACGAATCTTCCACAGGATCACAAAAAGAAAAATTAACTTTTCGAGAAGCTGTTTACCAAGAGATTCTTCCTTTATACCTCTCTATCGGTGTATCTAAAGAAGAATTTATGGATTCTACTCCAGCGGAATTAAAACCTTATCTCGAAGCTGAAAAGATACGGCAAAAAAGAAAAGACGCTGAGCTTTGGCAAGCGGGCATTTATGAAACATCAGCCACATTCACAGCTGTTGCAAATGCTTTAATGGGAAAAAAATCCAAGGCAGAGTATTTGAAAAAACCTTTACTGGAATCAGCAGAGGAAGAAAAGCGTAAACAGGAAGGCATACTTTCCGAAGAAGAAAAGAAAAAACAGAGAAACGCACTTTTGGCAAGCTTGCAACTCATGCAGGCGAGCTTTGAACTTAACCATGAAAAGGGCAGGCAGGATGAATAAGTCTTGTCTGCCCTTTATTTTTTTTGTAAAAAGGAGGGATAAATAAAATGGCTGACAATACCATAGATACCCTTGATATACAGATTAGCAGTAGCACAGAAAAAGCAGTACGTGCGCTGACTAATCTTTCTAAAAAACTTACAGATGTAAATTCTGCATTAAGAGGAGTTAATACAAACGGATTACGTAGTTGTGTAAGGGAACTTGGAAAACTAAAAGAACTTGATATAGGGAAAATGACAAGCATTGCTGATGGAATTGGAAAATTCTCAAATTCCATAAAGACAATGGGTGGAGTAGATTATAAAGGCTCTGGTCTGAATGCAGTTATCAACTCAATAAACAGACTCAGCCAGGTTGATATAAGTAGTTTTGATACAGGAAAACTCGGAGAAATAATCCATAAATTAAGCAACTTGGCAGAGATTCCAGATGTATCTTCCAGCGTTAATCGCTTTGTCAATTCAATGGCTAGATTAGCAAATTCTGGTGAATACATTGCAAATGTATCAGCTGAATTACCTGGGCTTGGAAGAAATCTTAAATCAATCGTAGAGAGCTTTACGAGCGTTGGCGATATATCTGAACCTGTAAATAGGTTAGTTCAGTCTATTGCACAATTGGCAAGTTCTGGAAATAGAATCGGACAAACGTCAAGCCAGCTTGGAACACTAGCAAAGGAAGTATTATCTTTCTTTGACGTGATGAAAACTGCACCTAAAATCAGTGAGAACACCATCCGCATGACGGAAGCACTGGCAAAGTTGGCTAATGCAGGGGGAAAGGTAAATTCCGCTACAAATTCTATATCCAGTGCGTTTTCTAAATTATCATCTGCAACATCTAGCCTTGGTAATATTGTTAGTAAAACTTCTTCTATAATTGGAACCGGGGTAAAAGGCATTATTGGATGGTTTCAACGTCTCGGGAATAGTAGTTCTGGAATTAAAACCGCTTCTTTTAATCTCGGAAATTTGCTTAAAACTGCTATCGGTTTTAAGGCTATTCGTGGTCTGGCAAATTTAGGAAAAAGTGCAATTGGTTTTGGCTCTGCTATTACAGAAATCGAAAATGTTGTAGATGTTTCCTTTGGAAGCATGGCAGATGAAGCCTACAAATTTGCTTCTACGGCTAAAGAACAATTTGGATTATCTGAATTGGCAGCAAAACAATATTCTGGAACCATGATGGCAATGATGAAATCATCTGGTGTTGCGCAAGATGCAGCTTCTAAAATGTCAATTTCTCTTGCCGGATTAGCCGGGGATATTGCATCATTTTACAACATTGATACTGATACTACTTTTCAGAAAATACGCTCTGGAATTTCCGGGGAAATTGAGCCTTTAAGACAATTGGGCATTAATTTATCCGTTGCAAATATGGAGGCTTATGCCCTTTCAAGGGGAATTACAACATCTTATAATGCAATGTCTCAAGCTGAAAAAGTTGCTCTTCGATACAACTATTTAATGTCAGTTACAGGAGATGTGCAAGGGGATTTCGCCAGGACAAGCGGCACCTGGGCGAACCAGGTTCGTTTACTCACTCTGAATTTCCAGTCACTTTCCGCAGTGATCGGGCAAGGATTGATTGCTGGTATTCTTCCTGCTATTCAAGCTCTCAATGCGCTCATGTCAAAGCTTATGCAGGCTGCGAATGCGTTCCGCAACTTCATGTATGTATTGATGGGTAAAAAACTAAAAGGCTCGCAGAGTGGAGTTAGTGATATTGTATCTAACTTAGGCGGTATAGAAACAGCTGGTGACGATGCCTCCTCCGGGCTTGATGACGCTACATCATCTGCCAAGAAATTAAAAAAGGCACTTTCTGTATTGCCATTCGACCAATTAAATCAGCTTACAGATAATTCCGATAATTCTGGAACTGCATCTAAAAGTCTTGGTTCTGGACTTGGAGATTTAGCAGATAGTTTTGCTGGAATACAAGATTCACTGGATGAAGTTTTGACTGTTGACGAAACACCAATCAATAAATGGGCTGCTAAAATCAGAAAAGCATTTATCAATAAAGACTGGAAGGGACTAGGCTTTACTATTGCAGATATGATAAATGTTGGAATGCAAAAAATATACGAAGTTATTAATTGGAATAATGTTGGCCCGAAAATAACTGAATTTGTAAATGCATTTACAACAGCATTTAATTCCATGGTTAGCGGAATTGATTTCGACTTAATGGGAAGAATGCTTGGAGCTGGAATTAACACGGCTGTAAATACTCTAAACCTGTTGCTTGGAGATGGAGGAATAGATTTTTCTGGAATAGGGGCAAAACTGTCTCAACTTTTAAAAGGTGCTATAAAGGAAATTGACTGGACAGGTCTTGGAAACTTAATTGGGAACAGTTTTATGGCATCTTGGAAAATGCTTTCTGGCTTTGTAAAGGATATGTCGAAAAAGGATGGTGCTGGAATTACTGGATGGGGTAAGCTTGGCACTGCTATTGGAAAAGCCTTAAATGGTGCAATAAAAAAGATAGACATGAACACAATTGCAGATGCACTTTCTGGTTTATTAAACGGAGCGTTCGAAAGCTTAAAATCATTTACCGAAACATTTAATTGGGATGATCTCGCAACCAAGATAAGAGATGGAATCGCTAAATTCATCAAAGAAACAAACTGGAAAGAAAATGGACAGGCTCTTGGAGATTTTATATCTCACCTGTGTACCGCATTAAAAGATTCTCTCACTACAGACACTTTCTATGAGTTCGGACAAGGAGTTGGAACATTCCTTGGTGAATTACCATGGGGTGAAATCCTTAGTACCGCAGCTGATCTGCTATTAACTGGCCTTACCAGTGCATTAAACGGATTATTCGATGGATTAGAGGAAAAGCACCCGATAGCCGGACATATTGCAGAATGGCTTACAAAAGCATTTATTGCAGTAAAAATAGCAAATATCACAGGTATTGGGACTCTTGTTGGTTCACTTGTGGGACACATTGCGGGGAAAATAGCTGAAAAGAAAAACGCTGAAATGATTGCTGAAAAATTAGCAGATGTACTTGGAGATGGCACAAGTGGGGCAAAAGAAGCAATAAAAGATTTAGGAGATGAAGCAGAAGCAGCAGGAAATGGCGGGTTTACTACACTTGCAGAAAAGATAAAAAATCTCGGTGATGTCGCACAAACAGCTGGTGGACAATTCCAAGGATTTTGGGGATACGCAACTAATTTGGGTGCGACTGCATTTGTCGTGGAAGGTCTTGGACAGGTAAAAAAAGCTATGGACTTTAAAGATTCCACAGCTGACGCATTCAACGATTTTGAAGTTGTTAGAAAAGCATTGAAAATCATCGAAGACCAAACTGGAGTCTCTGGCGATAAACTTATCGGACTTGGCGGTGATTTAAAAAATGTGAAAAACAATGCATTTGATTTTGATGGACAGCTCCAAACCGTAGAAACATCACTTGAAAATCTTGGAATTTCTTCCGATACATTTAAGCAAGCATTAAAACAGGCAATGGAAGAATCCGATACTTCTACAAATTCTCATGTAAGTAATATTAATGAATATATCGGTACGATGGGGACAGAATTTGATAATGCGAAATCTGCATTAGAAAGACTTTCAAATCAAGCGGTAATCACTCCAACGCAGTTTGATGAATTAAGTGCTGTCCTTCAGCAACAAGAATCATCTGGTGCAACAGCCAGAGCCGCATTCCAAGCCTTGATGGATAAAATGACAGAGATGGGAATTGACACAGGAAAAGTTATTAAAGCTTTTTCAGAAGATGTTCCAAAATCTTCATCAACAATGAGCAAATCAGTGGAAACAGCTACGAAATCCATTTCTTCAAACTCTAAGACTGGTTTTGGAATAGCCAGTGCAGCTGTAAGTACGGCAATGGCTGGAATGAAAAAAAGCACAGAAAGCACAATGCCTTCCATTTGGTCAAAGATAAAGAACACGAATGATGATGTTGAAACCAACTCCAAAACAAACTGGGGAAATTCCGCAAGTGCTGTATCGACAGCTCTCGGAACCATGGACACCGATACAAAAGATGTAATGGGCAAGGTTATGACAACCATTCAAAGTTATTGGTCTTCCGTTCTGATCAATACAAACCAGATTTGGGAAAAAGCTTCTGGCAAGGTCGATAAAGAGACCGAAAAAATGAAAACTTATACAGAAACCAATTTGTCTGGAATTTCGGATAAAATTAAAAGGCTATTTAATGTTAATCTTACATCAATCGGTCGGGAAACAGCTCAATCATTCGCTGATGGCATGAAACAAGTACATTTACCAACTCTGACTTATTATATTTCAGAGTGGAGAAAACATGATCTTGGCGGTGGAAGAACCAGTTCTACACCAGTTTACAAGCCTAATTGGTATGCCAAAGGTGGTCTTTTCAATGGTGCACAGGTAATTGGTATCGGTGAAGCTGGTTCCGAAGCCGTACTTCCTCTGGAAAATCCACGAACTATGAAGAAGATCGCAGACAGCATTGTTTCCAGTTCGGACGGAAGCATGGGACTTACAAAAGAAGAAATGACAAAAGCAGTAGCACAAGGAGTTGCAATGGCAATGAGTATGAACAGCGGAAACAAGAATCCGCAGTACATTATGAACAGCATTATTCTGGACGGAAGCGAGATTGCGAAAGCAGTAACAAAAGCCCAGAATGATACGGATAGTCGTTTCAAACCATCCCCGGCATATTGATTTTTGACTGATTGTGTGGTATAATTTCTTCAATGAAGAAGTACACACGGTCTTGATTTTTGAGCCGCTAAGAAGAAATTAATATTTCTCGATTTTGAGGAATTTTTATCTTACTTGGCGGCTCTTTTTTATTTTATCCATCAATATAAGGAGGAATGGAGAATGTTGGTAGAAGTTATGATGATTGGAAAAGTAGAAACCAGTATTGTAACAAGCCTAGATATTGCGGAGACATTTGGGAAAGAACATAAAAGGGTTTTGCAAGATATAAGAGAACTTGAATGCAGTGAGGATTTTAGAAGGCACAATTTCGTGCAGTCCTCTTACGTCAATTGTCAAAATAAGAAACAGCCAATGTACTATGTAACCAGAGATGGATTTACACTTTTAGCTATGGGCTATACTGGCGAAAAAGCAATGAAATTCAAAGAGGGCTATATTCGGCAGTTCAATGCAATGGAAAAGCTCCTTATTGGAAAAATCAAAGAACGTGAAAAAGGAATTGCAGTAAGGCAAGCGTTTACCAAGGCAATTCAACAATCTTCTGAAAATGAAAGAATGCACGGACATGCCTATTCTACATATACAGACGTTATTTACAAGTCCATATTTGGTAAAAACGCCAAGCAGCTGAGAGAAGATTTTGGAATCTCCAGAAAAGAAAATATGAGAGATTGTTTTTCGGAAGAAGATCTTGTGAAAATACAAAACGCCGAAATGCTTGTAAGTGCATTGGTTGGATACGGCTGGGGATATAACGAAATTAAAGAATTTATTCTGAATAAAGGAATTAATAAAATTGCCGCATGATTTTGAATTTTTAGACAGCCCGCATTTAAAATGAGGTCTGGAAAGGTTCGATTTAAAATGGAACCTTTTTCAAAGGGAGGAATATCATGTCATATAAAAATTACATCTTAATTCAAAAACATTTATTCCGTAGCGAATACATTTTCGCAGATACAGAAGAGTATCTGGCAGACCAACTTTTTAAAAATGAGAAAATTAGAGTGAATTTCGGAAAAGAATTTGGACATACAGAAGAGAAGTATCTTCTAATTTCCTGTAAAATCTGGAATAAAGACCAAGGCAAGTTTTTTAGAGCCATGGAAAAACTGAGGAATAAAATGCCACTGGTCGGAAAAACCGATTATGAGGAATTTTGCAAGGAAACATTCAAAATGTTTGATTAATTAATTCGGTAAAACCAGTGGGCTAGGTTGGCCGCCGAAAAGCGTAAACCGTAATACGCCTGTCCACTGTTTTATAATTACGGATTCTGGCGGTTCATGGTACGCCAACAACCAATACGGAGGTTATCTATATGAACAAAGAATTTATCAAAAATGTAGTCTTTTCTGATATCCGAAAAAATGACAATTTAATAAAACGTGGAGATCTTATCGACTTTGAACTTACAAAAATTCTGATGAATGCAAAAACAACAGAAATCACTAATGCATTTTATAGATATGATAACTTAACTCCCACAGATAAGGTTTTATATGAATATCAAATAAAATGTCCTATTTGCGGGAAAATATATACTCGGATGATTTCTAAAACTAGAATTTTAAATATGATTAAATGTATCAATAATAAAGACACTAATAACGAGTATTTCAGATGCGAAGAATGTGAGACAGAATATCAGAAGCAAATAAAGATCAAACAATCAATATCTCATGAAAAATGGGAAAAAGAAAGAAAAGAGGAACTTGCAAATCTTACTCTCAGATACAAGGAGTATTTAAATCCTAAAGCTTGCTTTAGAGATGGAGTATCTGCAAAAGACAAAATTAACTATATCATGTATCAAAAATATGGAACTAACCCAGATCAAGACGAAATATGCAAAGAGATTAGCAATATGGATTATAACGATTTTTTACATACACCGTATTGGGATGGCGTTAGGAATTATAAATTAAAAAGCGCAAATTACCGTTGCCAGCTATGCGGAAAGAGTGGAAAACTTAATGTCCACCATAAAACATATGAAAATCACGGACGAGAACATATGAGATCAGTTGCAGATAACGATCTCATAGTGTTATGCGAAAATTGCCATAGAAAATTTCACGATAAATTAGACAGAGCGGCAGGTGAATAAGATGGAGAAAATTAAAAAAGTAGTTTTGCGTGAAGATTTGCTTGCTATTACAGGAGATTTTCGTAAAGCAATCATATTAAAACAATTTATTTATTGGTCTGAAAGAGTTTCCGATGCAGATAAATTCATTGAAAAAGAAAATGAAATCGCACGAAAAAATGGAGAAGAAGAAAAGGAATTATTTTATGGCTGGATATACAAAACAGCAGAAGAACTATCCAATGAAATCATGCTTGGCTTATCTGTGAGCCAAGTAAGGCGGTATATCAATGAACTGGTTAATATGGGCTTTATTTCAAAAAGAAATAACCCAAAATACAAATGGGACAGAACTTTACAATATCGCGTTAGCCTTGTAAATATAGCAAAAGCACTTAAAGAAAAAGGTTATCCTTTAAGCGATTACAAAATTAATTTGCCAGATGATTTTTCCAATGCGCATGAGTGCGCAATGAATGAAGCACTCATGAACGATCAATACGATTCAAACCGTCAAGCAATACCAGAAACTACAAACAGAGATTATATTTCAGATATTAATGATAAACCAGATACTACATCTCCTACGGAGTTAAAAGAAGAAGAGAAAAATGCATACCACTCTAACGAGTGGTTCAATTCTCAACATATCAAAAATATGTTGACAGAAGAAAGCATCCAGTATACTCCAATAGACCGTAAATCTTTTAATTGGTCTGCATTCAAGAACCAGGTTGCAGTGCGTATTGAAGAATTGGGATATACGACAAGCCCATATACAACCAACCGCTTCCTGGTAGTATCAAAGTATTTCTTCAAGAGGTACGAAGAACGAACCAGAAAACCGCACATAAAAATTAATCAAGACGCTTTGGATAATATCCTGGACAAGTTTGGATTCGGGCCAAATCCAGATTATTTCCAGAATGTTGAGATTGAAACATACATGAAAGTGATTGATGAATACTTTGGAACTTCATTTAGTGAGTACACGGATCATCATTATTCGCATTTCATGTCTGGCTACATACGGAAAAATTTGTTAATGAAAGTTGAGGACAGGGAGGACACACTATGATATTTTGGCTATCAGTAATCATTTTTGCGGTCGGCGTTGCTATTCTGATTGCAAATAGAATAGGCGAATCTTTAAGCTACGAATATGAGTATTCAAATGTGAGTGGCTTTATATTGTCTTTTGGCGTGGTAATTTCTTTTATCGGTGCAGTATGGTTCCTGGTAGCTGGATTGATTTTACTACTTACTCAAACCAATATTACCGCCACCAGACAGGCAAATGCCGAGAAATACAAAGCATTGACTTACAAACTGGAAAGTGAAGCTTGCCGAGATCAATTCGGACTTCTCAACAAAGAAATTATTGACGAGGTACAGAGATGGAATGTAAAAGTAACTTACTACAAAGCAATGGAGGATAACTTCTGGATTGGAATTTATTATCCAGATGTGTACGGTGATCTGGGAACGATTGATTATGAGACATATGAGGGTAATTAATTGACATGATAAAATAAACAAATCCGTTTCAAAACCTCTCACCCGATAAAATATAGGCACAAGCCAAGAAAATTGAAATTTGAGCCAAGAAATTAATTAATTGTGGAGAATTAAAACATATGAGCAAAATAGGAACAGAACTTCCAACAGAATATTCAGACCGTTTTGATAAATTGCGTCAAAATCGGGCTGAGATGAGTTTTTACAAATATGGCACAGCAAAGGATAATTTCGGGGAGAAACTGGTTAATGCATTGGAATCACATGATTTGTGCATTGAAAAATACAGAAAGACCGGAAATACAGAATATCTTTGTGACGCTGCTAATTATCTAATGTTTGAGTTTATGTATCCGCAGATTCAAGGAGCATACTTCAAGGCAACAGACAGCGGAGAAAGTGCCGGAGTTGCCGGAACACCGATTAATCAACTGACGGAGAAGTGGTATTGATGAATTTCAAACAGACTTACTTTTCCATCTGGCAGGAAATATGGAACCTCCACAAGAAGTATGCATTTATCTCAAAGGACGATATTCCTAAGTGGGAAAATCTCACCATGGAAGCAAGCCGGATTCACGATAAATACTCCGATTCAGTTGGCGCAAAATTTGCCGAAGCTCTTTTGTTTGCCGTAACTGCGGAAATTGATAGAAAAGCGAAATAGGACTTCCAGAATACGTCCCAAGGTGGTACAATATGGGTATCAAATATTGGGAGGTACGTATGTATGAAGAAAGCGAAAAAGTTACTATCAGTTTTGGCAGTCATGCTATTGATTGTCTGTATGGCAGTTCCAGTATCTGCGGCAGGGAAGATTAGCAAGAGCAAGGCAACGTTACTTACTGGACAAACCTTGCAACTGAAATTGTCTGGAACAAAAGGAAAGACAAAATGGACTTCCAGCAAGAAATCTGTGGCAACGGTAAGTGGTTCTGGGAAAGTAACAGCCAAGAAATCGGGTTCTGCTACAATTACTGCAAAAGTGGGCAAAAAGAAGTATAGTTGCAAAGTAACTGTGGAATCTCCAAAACTTAGCAAGAAAAGCCTTACTTTAAAAGTTGGAGAGACAAGTACCATAAAAGTAAAAGGAACTAAACAGACTGTAAAATGGAAATCCTCAAAGAAAAGTGTTGCGACCGTAAAAAATGGAAAAATTACTGCGAAAAAGGCAGGAACCGCCAATATTACAGCAACCATTCTTGGAAAGAAATTCACCTGTAAGGTTACTGTGAAAAAGGCTTCTAATGGTGGATTTAGCGGAAATACGAATGCCTCCAAAAACAATGTAACGTATCACGCAGAAGCAACGCCAAGGGGAGAAGTTATAATTCTTAAAAATAATTACAATTATGCGGTTTCTGTTGATATTAGCTGTGCTTTTTGTTTGAATGGACAAATAGTTTCAGTAAGCAATCAGTATGATACGTGTGTAATTGAGCCAGGGATGAAATATGCTACATTAATGACAAATTATGGAAGTCAATGGGATTCTGTAAAAATTAATTTAAAAACAGAAAATGTATCATATTTTGATTTTAATGCAAAGAATATTACGTATACATCAAATTTAGGAACAGAGGGTGTTGTTTTAACAGTTAAGAATAACGGAAAAAACAATCGTGGAACCCATATGGCAGTTGTATACTATAAAAATAATAGAATAATTGGATGTGACGATGGTTTGTTTGCTAATGTTCAAAGAAAAGGAAGCGTTGATTACTTACAATCATATTTTCCAACTGATTTAAATTATAATACAATAATTCCAGATCGTTATGAAGTATACGTAAATATGTCATACGATGTTCGTGATATGCCAGCACCAGAATGGTAAAAGAAAAATTAGGCTAGGGAGAAATCTCTAGCCTTTTATAATCCGTTTGTTATGCCATTTCCATAAACTTCAGATTCACTATCCATTTGCATTTGAGATAATGTATCATCGGCAGTTTTTAATAATTCATCTCCTTTTTGCCAGGCATAAGAAATATATATTTTGTTATTTTCTAAATCATCATCATAATCTGATAAATCAGATGCCCGAAGAACTAAAGAAGTATTGTTAGCACCATACCACCATGTATAAATATTTTTTATTCCCCATTGAGTAGTATCGCTCTCTGTTTTATCAGGATTACCATAGACAGATGAAAGTTTTTCAAGTAAATCAGAATACATAGAGTCTATATCTTGCGGTTCAAATTCATATTGTGCACCATATAGCAAAGTGTTACTATCATCAAAATCTATTTTATTTTCATTAATGCTATAAGAATAGTAAAAATTCAAGTAAGGAGTAGAATATCCAGCTACATCTACATCTGCTATATCTAATGGCTGAGCATAAAGGCAAATTTTACCATCATAAACATTGGAATCGTCAGACATACCAGTTAATATTTCTTTTGTACTCATTGCATTTATCCCATCTAATTGTATGCCATAAAGATACTGATCTGGAAACAAATCCTTTGTATCTGAGAAAGAAGTTCCCCATGGAATATCCCTAAAAAGAATTTCTTTATCTGTTTTAGCGAACACAGGCGTAACACTTGAAAAAATGGATGTTAAAGCCAAAATCATAAAAAATTTTCTTTTCATGTAAAATCCCCCTCTTTAATGTGATACACATATTTTACCATTCCAAAACGGATAGTGGAATAGGAAATTAGGAAAAAGTTAAAATAATGGTTGACATTGTACGTACAAACTGATATATTAAAGATGTACAAAATGTACGTACAATCTGAAAGGAGTGATAAAATGTCTCCCAAAATAGGGCAAAAGTTGACGGACAATCCTAGAAGCGTAAGATTGGAAGTCAGACTTACACAGGAAGAAAATGCACTATTAGAGGAATGTGCAAAAAGACTTCAAGTTACAAAGACAAAAGTTATCACAAAGGGAATCGAATTAGTAGATAAAGATTCTCGAAACTAAAAAACAGCCGTAGCACCGACCAAAGCACAAACGACTGTTTAAGCAACCAGAAGTCTCGCCTCTGGTAATTAATATCTTATCATTTGTGAGACTTCTTTTCAAGAGAAAAGGAGTATTTTTTTATGCAAAACTTAGTAGTAAAAAATGTAAATGTATTAGGTGACATGATTATGGCAGCAAAAGGTACTGATGGATTCGTATATGCAGGAGTAAGTTATTTCTGCAATGCCCTTGGCATGAGCAAAGGACAAAAAGATAGACAGATTATGAATGTCCAAAAAGATAAAACATTACAAATGGGGTGCCTCAAATTTGAGGCAGGGGTATTTGATAAAAATAACGAGACTGTTGCACTTAGATTAGATTTTGTTCCACTTTGGCTTGCAAAAATAAACATAACAGAGAAGATGCAAAATGAGCATCCAGAATTAGCAGCCAAATTGCTTGAATACCAGTTAAAAGCAAAGGATATTTTGGCAGATGCTTTTTCAGAAAAGAGGAATTCTCCCATGACTATTCCAGAACAGATTCAGCTTCTAGCACAGGGAAACGTAGAACTGAATAAGCGGATTGACGATATTCAGACAGAGTTTGAGACTTTGAAAATGGATTTGCCGATTCTCCCGATTGAAGCGGAGAAAATCACGGAAGCCGTAAAGAGAAAAGGAACACTGGTGCTTGGCGGTAAGGAATCTAATGCTTACAATAGCCGTTCCATTCGTCAGAAGATTTACAGTAACATTCATTCCAATCTGCGCTACCAGTTCCAGGTCAAAAGCTACAAGGCAATTAAGAGAAGCCAGGTAGAACAGGCAGTCAAGATTATTGGAGAATACAAACCGCCAGTTTTCTTGAAGAATGAGATTGATACAGAAAATGCACAGCAGAGATTCTTTTAATTAGATTTTTACAGGGATACACAGGAGGAAAATAAAATGACAGAAAATATGGATAGAGAAGACACAATGTTCGAAGTAGAAGACACTATTGATAAAATCAAGTTTCTTTTGGACGATTTCATGGAACAGTACGGATTTAATAGCACAGAAAAAATGGACGAACTGAAAAAATGGCAGTTTGCATATAACAAGCAATTTATGACAATGAAACTGTTGATTTTGAGCGATTATGCCAATAAAGCAAGACAGAAATTTAAGGCTCTTGAATCTATGGAGCAGAAAGCGTGATCGTATGGCAAATAGAATCCAGTTCAATGACTTTCAGAAAAAGAGCGTGTACGCCAAATGCAACGGAAAATGTGCGATATGCGGTAAGCCTGTCAAATTTAAGAAAATGACAATCGACCACATTATGCCGTTGTCTCGTGGCGGCACCAATGATATTAAGAATCTGCAACTGGCGTGTAAGCGTTGCAACAGCATGAAGAGTAATATGACAATGGATGATATGATGGGGCAGATTTCCGAGATTTTGAAGTATAACCGCAAACAGAAGTTGATTAGAGTGTTAGGAGGAATTGTGGAATGAATTATAAAGAGGAACTTATTGAGATGGTTGAAAAAATGCACAATATAACTTTTATTGCAATGATTCATGCATTTGCACACACTCTTTTTGAGAAAGAAAAGAATTTTAAATGATACCGAAGTATACTGAATGATACGTTCACCGTATGTTATACTATAAAATCATAATAAGCAAATTTTAAAGCGTTTACCTTTCGGGGTAGGCGCTTTTTTGTTGCCAAAAAATAAATCATAAAGGAGATATGAATTTATGCTGGTAGAAATCGTTGGAAAAAGATACGAAGAGAAACTTATTACAACAAGTCTGAAAGTTGCAGAGGTTTTTGAGAAAGAACATAAGAATGTTCTACAATCAATTGAAAATCTCGTGGCTGATAATTCAGCCGCCAAATTTTTTCAACTTACAACATATAAGAACCGTGGAAAAGAATATCCAATGTACGAAATGGATAGAGATGGTTTTTCCTTGCTCGTAATGGGCTTTACTGGTGAAAAAGCCTTACAATGGAAAATTAAGTATATTGAAGCCTTCAACAAGATGGAAAGCGAGTTAAAACGCTTATATACAGAACGCCAGCAATGGCAAATTGAACGTGACAAGGGTGTTGTTATTCGGCATATCCTCACAGATACAATTAAGATGAAAATAACAGAAAGCCCAAATAAGAGATTTGCTTATCCAAATTATACAAATCTGATTTATCGCAATTTGTTCGGAAAGACAGCAAAAGAGCTTGAAAGTGATTATGGAGTAAAAGCAAAAGAGAATCTTAGAGATTTCTTCACAGGTGATGACTTGGCGAAAGTTCAGAGTATGGAAATGCTTGTAAGTAGCCTTATTAATTGCGGATGGGGATATCAGCAAATTAAAGAATTTATCCGAAGCGAAGCAACAAAAATGATTGCATGAGGGTTAGCATATGGCAGAAGTATTTCTTAAAGTGGATGGGGTAGCATTGCCCTGTCCTTCTTCTTTTACATGGGGATTACAGGATATATCGGCGGCAGAATCTGGCAGAACAGACGATACGACCATGCACAAAAACAGAGTTGGACAGAAACGAAAGCTGTCTGTAGGTTGGAATGCCCCAGACTGGGACACTGCTTGCAAGATTATACAGGCGGTAAACCCAGAGTACATACAGGTCACATATCCAGACCTGTTATCCGCAAACAAACACGAAACCAGAACATTTTATGTTGGTGACAGGGAATCCCCTTTTAAGTGCTGGTGGGTTGGAAATGAGCGCATGGAAGGACTTAGTTTTGACTTTATCGAGAGGTAAAATATGCGAAATTTATCAACGGAATTTAAAGAACAACAGAATAGTGGAAACCGTAACTATCTGAAATATGCAGATTTTACCTTTACGGACGGAAGCACATTATCCATTACCGACAAAGACTTATGGTCTAATGGCTTCAAGTTTGAGGATGCAGTATCACAAAATGGTTCCTTTGATATTGGCGCAGCTATTATAAATAAACTGACTTTGCAAATCAACAACTTTTCTGGAAAGTACACAGATTACATCTGGGACGGAGCAAGAGTTGTTTGCCATATTGGGCTTGAATTATCTACTGGTATTGAGAAAATCCGCATCTGTACTATGACGGTAACAGATGCTCCATATCAAAGCACTGCAATTATCAGCCTAACTTGCGAAGATTCAATGCGATTATTTGATCGCGATTATTCAGAAAGTAAACTGACTTATCCGGCAACAAGATTACAGATCATCCAGGATGCTTGTGAGGTGTGCGGAGTAACACTTCAATCTACAAGGTTTGATAATGATGATTTTGTGATTCAGAATCGACCAGATGATAGCAGCATTACTTTCAGACAGGTAATTGCATGGGTAGCACAGATGGGCTGCCAGTGGGCGAAATGTGACGAATATGGTCGCTTATGCTTTGGATGGTACGAACGTGAAGTCCCGGATAATTTTTATGATTTGGTGGAAACTCCATGGAAAGATGTAGAAGGTAACGACATATTAGATACCACTGGTGAACAAATCATTACTATCATGCAGACTGGGATTACAGCAATTCAAACAAACGGATTTACTCCATGGCTGTATGATCTTGAAATAACAGGTATAAAAGTTACAGAATACGTTGAAAATTCTTCTCAAAATGAAGCGAAAACATATCAGTCGGGGAAATCAGGCTATGTTATCGAAATAAGTGATAATAAGCTAATTCAAGAGGGAACAGGAGAAGCAATCTGCAAGATTATTTCAGACAGATGTGTTGGAATGAAATTCAGACCGTTTTCTACTGGCGCTTTAACAAATATTGCATGGGAAGCTGGTGACACCATTGCGATTTCCGATAGAAACGGAAAACAGTATAATAGCTACCTAACTTCTGTTACTTTGAATCCAGGCGCATTTGAGCAACTTGAATGCAGTGCTAAGAGTGCATCCAGAAATAAGCAGAAACAATATAGCCTTAATCAACAAATACAGGCAGAAAATAATAAGAATTTAAGAGATGAACGTACCGCAAGAGAAAAGGCAATTGAAGAATTGTCTCAAAGATTGTCTGAATCTTCCGGTACATATACTACTGTGGAAACACAGCCGGACGGAAGCAACATCTATTATCTTCATAATAAGCCGCAGTTATCCGATTCTGACATTGTATGGAAAATGACTGCAGAAGCGTGGGCTGTATCTACAGATGGTGGACAACATTGGAATGGCGGTATGACGGTTGATGGTGATGTAATTGCCAGAATTCTTACTGCCACAGGTATTAATGCTGACTGGATTAATACAGGAACTATTAAAGCAATTGACAAAGACGGAAATACAACTTTCCTGGTTGATGTAACAACAGGAAGAGTTATTATCAATGCAGATTCTATACAAATCAAAGGAAAAGATGTCAATGCAATTGCAAAGGAAAAAGCAGAAACAGAAGTAAATAATTTTATAAGCAATACATACACAACTGATATAAGCAATTTACAGTCTCAAATCGACGGACAGATTGAGACTTTTTTTTATGACTATGAACCGACCTTACAGAATATCCCGGCTTCTGGATGGACTACAAACGAAGAGCGAAAGAAACATGAGGGTGACTTATTTTACTGGAAATCCAAGGGATATGCATACCGTTTTATGCAAGACGGGGCAACATGGAAGTGGCAACTGGTACAAGATACTGATATCACGTTAGCACTTGCCGCCGCAGAAAAAGCGCAAGATACGGCAGATCATAAGCGGCGTGTATTCGTAGTTCAGCCAGAACCGCCTTACGATATTGGGGACTTATGGACACAAGGCGAAACTGGTGACTTGATGAGATGTAGGGTTGCAAGAGCAAGCGGCTCTTATGATTCTTCCGATTGGGAAAAAGCTTCAAAATATACAGATGATAGTTCTTTAAATTTATTTATCAATGGTGTTTTTAAAGATTCTCTTAATTCTTTAAAGACACAGATTGATGGGAAAATTGAAACCTGGTATCAGCCAAACGATCCATCCGTAAAATGGATAAAAACAGAGGAATATCCGTGGTGTGATATTGACGGAAACAAGATTCTGGATGAATCCGGGAATGAAATCGTCTTGGTATGGGAATCAGAAAAAGCAAAGCACGAGGGCGACCTTTGGCACAATACTTCTGATAACACGCAATGGATATACAAATCTGGTGAATGGCAACCACAATCCATACCAAATGAATTGCTGGACAAGATAGATGGGAAGTCATCTGTCTATATGGTTCAGCCGAAACCGCCATATTACGAAGGCGACTTGTGGGTAACAACCAATAATGAAGGAAAGGCTTCCCTCAAAACCTCCACTGTAAATCGTGTTGATGGAAATTTTGACGCATCTGATTGGATAGATTTCAAGTATGCAGACAAAGACGATATCAAAAATGCAATTGACAATTACGATACCAGTCTTGGGCAAGACGAAGTATTTAATAAGCTCACAAAAGGCGGCACTGAACAGGGAATCTATATCGAAGATGGAAAAGTATACATCAATGCAAAATATATTCTGGCTGGATTGCTTGCCGGTGAGAGAATTAACGGTAAAGGGCTAAAAGTCATTGATGATAGCAAGAATGTCACGTTAGAAATCGATAGCAAAGGAAATGTTATTCTAGCTCCAAAAAATTTTTTCTTACAAGGAAAAACAGTCAATGAGATTGCTAATAGCTCGGCAAAATCAGCCGTAGATGGACAGACACAAGCCGATATTTTCAACAAACTTACCAATGGCGGCAAGGCACAGGGAATTTATTTGGATGAAAAAGGAAATCTCTATGTAAATGGAGAATACGTGCAAGCCAAAGGAATTAGGGTTATTGATAGCAATGGAAAAACCACTTTTGCCATTGACAAAACTACTGGTGCAGTAACAATAGCAGCTTCACAGTTTACATTAGGAGATAAAAGCGTTACTGATATAGCACAGGAAGAAGTCGTAAAACAAGTCCAAGATATTACATCGGACAATATTATTAAAGGCTATTATCTAACAGAACAAAATGTTAAAGATTATTGGTCTACACAGAGTGCATATACATATGAGTATGGAGTTCAGGATGTAGATGGCGGTAAAAATGCAATCAAAATAAACGGAACTGGAGCACAATTTGGAACGAAAAATTATAAGCCAATAAAAGTTACTGGAAATTATACTTTTTCGTTTTGGATAAAAACTAGTGTTGCAACACAAGTATATGTGTATCTTGGAAGTAAAACAATATTAAATGCTAAAACTACAACTGAATGGCAAAGACTGCAAGTAACAACAACTTTATCTAGCTTACCAAATGATAGTTTAAACAGTTTGAGAATCTTGACATCATCAGTTGGGTCTAGCGTAAAATTTGATACCTATATTTACATGCCAAAGCTTGAATATGCTTACACAAATGAACAAGTGTTCAATATGCTTACAAACAACGGTGCAATAAAGGGAATATACATGGAAAATGGAGAATTGTATTTTTCATTCACCTATGCACATGGAGGTACATTGAAACTTGGCGGTTCAAATAACGGGAACGGATTACTTTCCATTCTGAATGCAAGTGGCACACAGGTTGGATATATTGACAATACAGGTGTTCATTTTAACCAAGGTGAATTTTCTGGAAGCGTAAAGTCACTAACTGGGGAAATTGGAAACTGGCAGATTGATAAAACAAATGGAAAATTAACCTCTGCAAACGGTGCCATTGTACTTGATGCGAAAAACAACATGGTAACCATAAATGGCGTTGATCTAAAAGCAAATGGAAACGGATTTGTTATTGATGGCGGTGTAAAAATTAAAAACAGTCCTAAATCTAGTGAATTTGGAGATGAAAGTAATTTCTTTTGTATTGAAAACCTTGGATCAATTACAGATGGAACACACTTAGGAGTTAACAGTCAAGGCATGGTTATTAAGGTTCCATCATCTTCCTGGCGGTATAAGTCAATTCGAACAACTGTCAAGGAAGAAGAACTGGAAGAACTCTATAGGACAAAGGTCGTTTGGGCGAAGTATAAAGAAGGATATCTCGATAAAAACGATAGCCGATATGATAAATTAATGCCAATGTTTCTTGCAGAGGACATGGAAAGGCGTTTTCCAATTGCAGTAAACCATTTACCAGATGGGAAGCCAGAGGATTGGAATTACAGAATTATGATTCCATCCATGTTCGCCATGATAAAATTCAATCATGAGAAGATAAAGGAGCTCAAATCCGAGAACGAAGAATTAAAATCTGAATTAAAAAGCATTAAAGAAGAACTTGCAGAAATCAAACAATTGTTAAGCAAATCAGTATAAAGAGGGTGAGAAATCATCCTCTTTTTATGAATTAATATCAATAATTAAAGGAGGGCAACAACATGCCAAAATGGACTGAATACACATCAAAAGATACGTTAGCGGATAATGACGAAGTAATGTTGTATGACGCAACTGCGAGAGCAAACAAGCGCGGATTAATGAGCAAGTTTTGGGATTATGTCGTGGATAAAATGTCAACGGCTGTTATCTCGAAATTGGAGACAAATAATAAGACAATCATCGGGGCGATAAATGCACTCTATAGTGATTCATATAGAGATATTTTGGCAGTATCGGGTACTGACGAACAGTCAGTAGCCATTTCAGATCAGTACAATACTCCATTAATACTGGCTCTATTTGAGAGCGATAAGAAAGTTCTTGATATGAAAAGTATTCCTTTGAACTTTGCTATTCAAAGTAGAACTATATCAGTATATAACCCTAAGGATTTATCAATTTATGCAGAAGTCGTTACTGATAAAATAAATAATACAATTACTTTAAAACATTATGGAACCGGTTTTGCTAGAATTTATGTACGATAGCATAGTACCTTCCCTTTGCGGCAATAACAGCCATGATTCTGTGAAATTTAATCATGGTAGGTATATTGTATAAAAATGTGGGGCTGAAATTCACAATTACTCGCTGTATCATGTAATTATCAACATGACATGAAAGGAATGATACAATGAGCAAATTACAGGAATTTTTAAACCTTGGTGATTATTATGCATCCAACGGCGGGTACCTTGAAAAGAAAAGTAATGCCTATAGAGTTTATTGGAGAAACAAGAAAAAAATAACAAAACACTACCAAACATAAAATGAATATGCTATAATCAGCATATCAAAATCGGAACAACAAAAAGGGAGCTGAGTTCCCGACTACCAATCAAAAAACTCAGCTCCAAGCACCACAAAGGGTACAGTATTATTATAGCATAGTACTCTCCCTTTGTGAACCCAAAAGGAGGGTATTTTTTATGGAAAACTTTGCAAATGAATTTGTAAGTAAGCTGGATGGGAAGATTTCAGACGAAGCACTTAGGACAGTATTACAGGAATTGCAAGTGTTTACGTCTAACTACGATATCAGCCAGAGAGAAACGCATGTGGTTCCATATCAAAACAATATCCCAGATTGCTACAGGGTTTACATGGTGGCAAAAAAGATTGAGGGCATGTCTCCAGAATCCATGAAAACATACAATTTTTATCTCACAGATTTTTTTGAACACATTAACCGACCATTCGAACAGGTTACAACAAATGATATACGGATTTATCTGTACGAAACTCAGAAACGAACAGGGATCAGCAATCGAACACTGGATGGAAAACGGCTTGTTATAAACACATTTATGGATTGGTGTTGGAAAGAAGGATATATTCCAAACAATCCATGTGCAAGCATTAAACCCATTAAATTTGAGGAAAAGCCAAGAGAGCCACTTAGCAACATGGAGCTTGAAATAGTGCGTGATGCTTGCGAAAATTACAGAGATAAAGCGATGATTGAGCTTTTCTACAGTACAGGATGCCGCTTATCCGAAATGGTAAATTTAAAAATTAGTGATATTGATTTCACTTCCAAAGAGGTTCATTTGTTCGGAAAAGGAAGTAAGCACCGAACATCTTATCTGAACGCAAAAGCGGAATATATGTTAAAAAAATACTTTGAATTGGAACGCTCAAAAGAATCAATATCGGATTCTGTATTTGTGATATTCCGAAAGCCTTATAATGAAATGCACAAAGAATCAATATATGCGAGAATAAAGGCTATTCAAAAGCGATCTGGAATCGAAAGAAGCCTGTTTCCGCACTTGCTTAGACACACAATGGCGACAGATGCCTTAAATAGAGGAATGAACGTTGCCGAAGTAAAAGAAATATTAGGACACGAAAAACTTGATACCACAATGATTTACGCTAAAATCAGCCATGATTCTGTGAAATTTAATCATAAGAGATATATTGTATAAAGAGTTTATGCTAAAGAGCATCCCATTTGGGGTGCTTTTTATTATGCACTTTTTAACCTCAACAATGAAAGGAGACCATACATGAATATCAATACCTCATTAATCAGCAACAACAACAGCTACGCCGGACAGACACCTCTGTATATTGTCATCCATAATACAGATAATACAGCCAAAACAGCAGATGCCAAGGCACACGCCACCGCACAGCATAATGGCAATTTTCATGGCTATTCAGCCCACGTATTTGTTGACGATAAGTCAGCATACCAAGCCTTGCCGTACAATCGTGGAGCATGGCATGTTGGAGTAAATTACGGCGGTAAGCTTTTCGGAACTGTGAACAATCACAACTCTATTGGAATTGAAATGTGCATGAATGCCGGTTACAACTATGAAAAGGCATTCCAAAATACCGTTGATGTATGTAAGCAGCTTATGAAGAAATACGGCATTCCGGCAAGCCGAGTAGTGCAACATTACGATGTGTGCGCTAAGAATTGCCCTTCCGTTATCCGTGGAAACGGAGACTGGAATAGATTTAAGAAGTTTATTTCCAGTGAAACCGTGACAGTTCCAACCACAAAGCCGACAGTAAAGGTTGACAAGTATTACCGTGTCCGTAAGACCTGGAAGGATTCTAAGAGCCAGATCGGGGCGTACAAGTCACTCAAAAATGCAAAGAAAGCTTGCAAAGCCGGTTATTCTGTTTTTGATTGGAATGGAAAAGCTGTGTATTCCGTGACTGCAAAGAAAAGTGTAGCCAAGGTAGCAAAAGAGGTAATTAACGGCGAGTGGGGAAACGGACAGGATAGACGAGACCGTCTGGAATCAGCTGGCTACAATTACACAGAAGTGCAGAATGCAGTAAACAAACTTCTTAAATAACAAAAACACTCCCGGGGTTTTCCCGGGAGCTACTTAAATGCAATATAGCCTTCATAAAGTTTTCTGATCGCCGAAAGGTCTTTTCTCCTAATCGGAACCACATCTCCAGATACCATTCTGAAATCAGCACGAAGTTCCCAGACTTCATCCATGTTGACAATGTAACTTTGGTGGCAGCGTAAAAACCGTCTGTCCAGTTGCTTTTCAACGTCCGAAAGTTTCCCTCTCTGCATATGAGTGATACCACAGGTACAATGGATAGTGATGTATTTATTGCGACTTTCAATATATTCAATATGGCAGAAACCAACCCTGTGGAAATAATCCTTGTTCTTTACAGTCAGCGTTTTATCATGGATATTTTCCAGTTCCCTGTTGACTACACCATACATTCTTCCATCTTCCGAGCCTTTTATGATATAGTGAACAGGAAGGATATCCAGAGCATCAAACACATATTCCTTGTGGGCTGTCCAAAAGGTGATATTACCTACATATCCATTCTTTCTAAGATGCCGGGCAACATCAATTCCATTTTCATCTTTCAACATAATATCCAGCACAATTATGTCGTACCATACGCCGTCATTTACATCATCAATAAGAGGTTTCCCGGTGGTATATGCCGTAATCGTGCATCCACTGTCCCCATTTCTACGAAGAAAACCGTCCATTCTGGTTTTAAAAATCTCAATTTGTAATTCGTTGTCATCACATATTGCAATCCTCAAAAAAATCATCCCTTTTTGTGCGAAATTCGTCGCTGCATGTGCTGATTTCGCCATTTCCTGTGTAATTGTATATTTTTTGATACAATGTTATTGTAATACATTAAGATGATAGTGTAAAGGGGGTGGATTCATGGAGAAACATAAAAAAATCATAATTGTGTTTATACTGATATTCGTGCATGTGCTCTTGATTCAATATGTTTACTTCTGCCCGGAGCGTAGTATTATCTTTGGGAGGGGTAAAACTATCGCAATTGCAAAAGCAGAGGTAAAACAGGTTGTCCATGAGCGCTATAAATCCCTCGCTGACAAGCATCCAGCCCCTTTATTTCTATCTACATATATAACGAATGAAAAGTACCAAAATCACAATATCTATACTGAAAAAATCATAATTTGCAATAATATCGAGGAAAAGCAACTTGCCAGAAAGGATTTAAGCGGAGATGATTCCATTCCAGTATATAGTTATGAAAACATGATATAATTTAATAAGCAGGAACAAATGTTTGGAATATTGGGAGGGATTTACGTGGATTACAAGAAAGAAATTATTGAGATTATTGAAAAAATGCACAATATAACTTTTATTGCAATGATTCATGCGTTTGCGAAAAAATTATATCAAAAGGAAAAAGGGCAGGAGAGTTAATCTCCTGCCTCATTTTATTTTACAAAACGTTCCATAAATTTCCAAAAAAGTTCTTTATCCTCTCTGGAAAGCTGATAATATTTCATTATTGCCTCTTTCGCTTTTATATCGTCAGTAGATATAGAAGCGCATATATTACTGAATTCTATATCTTCTTTTTTTTGCGGATCTCCTTCACCAGTACGAAGCCATTTTTCATCAACCCCATATTTTTGACAAATAAGTGCGATTACTCCATCTGATGGAGTACGCCTGCCAGCTTCATAACTTGATACGTTAGAAAATGGTATTCCTAAATCATCCGAAAAATCCTTTTGAGTTTTAAAACCTAATATTTTTCGTAATTCTTTTAAACGTTCTTTCAATTAGAATCACCTCCTTTTCACATCCTTATTGTACACCAAAAGAAAGTTAAAATCAATATAAAAATGTACAAAGTACAAATTTATGCTTGACATAGAATGTACTTAGTGATATATTATGATTGTACAAAGTACAAAAAGAAAGGAAGTGAATATATGAAAATGTTTGAAAGAAACGATGTAGAGGACGGAAAGCGTATTGCTGATATTTTTGCTACATTATCAGAAGAAAACAAGAACATGGCAATCGTTTATCTGTCAGCATTGCGAGATAAGGAAATTGCTGATTCAAGTAAAAGAGAGAGTTCTTAATGGAGGGACGATGAAAACATCAAAAGTTGAAATCAGACAGGTAGAAGGAGAAAAAGGAATTTATACCGAAATTCTGATTGACGGTCATAAACTTGAGGGAGTAAGAAGTTTTGAATTAAAACAGGGAATTGGTGATTGCGTTCCTATTCTTTCCATTGATCTGAATGCTTTAAATTTATCCACGGACTTGCAGATGTTGCAGGTGAACCAGAAAGGTATCGGGGAAATTGAGGGAATCAAGTTTAAAGATTCACCAAGGATGCTGAAATTTCAAACAGAATAGGCTCCCATATCTCAGAGAGCCAAACAGAATTATTTTGAAGCTTTTAAAATGGAACATTGTTTCGGATTTGAACAACATCCAGTTTTGCTTGCATAATTACACTTAATTCGACCTATTGTGTAATTAGGCGTCAAATCATCCAATGATCCAGTATTAATGAGAGAAGCTTCAATGGAATAATTTTTGTTCTGCTTATCGCAGAAACCATTAAATACCAATAATCATCACCTCCCTTCTTATAGGGAGTATAACACAAGAAAGGAGGAAAATCATAGACGATTTAGTTTATCTTCAGAATGAAGAAGCTGTCTGTGATAGTTTACAGGTGGCTGAGAAATTTGGGAAAAGACATGACAAACTCATTTCCGAAATTGAAAGAATGTATTCTGATTTGATTGGAAAAGGGTGTGCTCAAAATGGTGGAGACCCCTTATTTATTAAAAGCAGTTATGTACATCCTCAAAATAAACAGACTTATCCATTTTATATAATGAATAGGGATGGATTTTCTTTACTGGTAATGGGATTTACAGGGAAAGAAGCCCTTGAATGGAAATTACAGTACATAAAAGCTTTTAACCAGATGGAGAATTTCATTCGTGAGAAATCAACCCAGGTTTGGGTTGAAACCAGAAAAGCCGGCAAACTTACCAGAAAGGCAGAAACCGATACTATTCAGAAACTTGTTGAATACGCCAAAGTACAGGGAAGCAGTCATGCAGAAATGCTTTACATGACATATTCCAAATTAGCAAACAAGATGGCGGGGATCAATAAGAGAGATGAAGCTACGGTAATGCAACTCAACAACCTGTCCTTGATGGAAAATATTATCTTACATGAAATTGATCTCGGAATCATGCAAGGAAAACATTATAAGGAAATCTACAAAGACTGCAAGAAGAGATTGGAGACAGTTAAAGATTTGGCTTATCTGGAAGCGGTTTGAGAGGAAAGCTCATAAGGAGGCGGGAAGATGACAATTATCAAATTTAAAAATGGGGAAACAATCGAAATTCCGTGCGTGTTCCAGGATGATATTGTGAAACCAGACATTAGAGATCAACTGATACGTTTGGAATGGGATGACGATGGAAAACAATATTGCTTGAAATTTAATCCAGTAGATGTGCTCTATGTAAAAGAGATTGCACATTCCTAAAGGAGATTATATCACAGAAAGGAGAATAATGAACGAATTAACAGTAACAGAATATAAGAATGTTCGGGTTCTTACAACACAGCAGATTGCGGAAGCATATGAAGCTGACGTAAAAGTTATCTCAAATAATTTCAATAGAAATAAAGAGAGATATATCGAAGGAAAGCATTTTATTTGTCTTGAAGGTGAAGAATTGAAGATATTTAAAACGAATCATCATTTTGATGAATCGTCAAGAATCAATAAACTCTACCTCTGGACAGAAAAAGGAGCATTTCTCCACGCTAAGTCTCTGAACACCGATAAAGCGTGGGAAGTATATGACAGATTGGTAGATGAATATTTTGATAAAGGATCTCGAAAACCATTAACAGTTGCCGAACAAATTCAACTTCTCGCCCAGGGTACAGCAGACCATGAGGAAAGAATCGAAAAACTTGAAAACACAATGACAATTGACTATGGTCAGCAAAAATATCTTGGGGATTTGGTTTCAATAGTGGTTATTGAAGTGCTAGGCGGAAAGAATTCCAATGCCTATTCAGAAATCGGAAAGAAAGTATTCGCAGAATGTAATCGAGATGTGAAATCTTATTTCGGTGTAAACGCAAGAAACAACATTCCAAAATTAAGATATGAGGAAGCTGTGAAGTACATCAAGGGATGGCAACCGTGTACAAATACAAAAATGCAGATTCGCGATTGCAATTATGATATTAATTCAGAAAGAAAATGAGGGTAAAACAGTGAAAGATATTAAAAGCTACGAATTTTATGGAGATAATCCAGAAATTTTTCATTCTCTTGTAGGTTTTGAAATTGCAGATATTTTGTTCACACATACCAAAGAAGAAAATGAGAATGTAGTTGTTGTGAAGTGTGCAAATAAGCAACATGTTGAAATTGATCTTCTCTTTAAAGAAGATGGAATATTTGTTACTGAACCATTTGCGGTGGATGAAGATCTTACAATTATTGAATAGGGGAGGTGAACAAAGAATGTTAGCAGATGATTACGTTGCTGAAAGGTTATCCGATTATGATTCCAAAATATATCAGTTATATCGCCGCAAAAACGGACAGAAGGCAAGCGACCTTGTAGAAAAAGTGAAAAATGAAATTGCCGAATGCGGTCTGTCCGCTACTGAAGCGAAAGGCTTTTTAGAGTACATGAAGATTGTTATTGACGCTCAGTCACATCTTCCCATTCAGAAATAACGGAAGTTTTTATGGTTTCTGCTCCGGGAACATTACCATCATCAATCTCATTTGCGGCATGAAGCATTGAAATTATTTTATGAGAATAAGGATGTTCCTTTCCGCAATTTGGGCACACAACCTTGTCTGTACTTATTCTTTCACTTATATAGTAATCGCAATGACAAGTACAGGAAACTTTTAATTTGAGAAACATTTTAACATACCTCCTTTCTGAACACATTATACCATTCAGATGGAGAGAATAAAAGAAAATAGGGAGAAAAAACAATGATTAAATTTGAAAACGGATTAGTTAACATTTCTGGTAAAGGGGTTGATATTCTTTCAGAGTATGCAGTTATCACCCATGAAATTAAAGAGATGTTCGTAAAAAATGGTGGAGAAGAGAAAGAAGTAAAAGAGCAGCTTAGACATTCGTTCGAGCATGGCCTTATGAACGAGGAAGAACTTGATAAAGAAATCAAGGAAAAGTTCAAACAGGTAGATGCAATTATTCCGATTTTTTCGCTTCTGGAAGAAATGCTTAAAAAATTTGGAGCAAAAGATAAGGAGGACTAATAATGGGAGAAACTAAGAGCACAGATTATATTCCAGAGAACGCTAATGAGGAATATGCACTTCTGGTTGGAAGATTAAAGGCATTTGAAGCTTGGGCGAATAGCGTGAAAGATTATGATTTTACAAAGGACATGGCATTCAGAATGCTTGGGCTTGGTTTAGAGGAATCAAAGGAGGAAAAGAAAGAATGAAATGCTTTAAAGGCTTTGATAAAGACTTAAAGTGCAGAGATTTCCAGTATGAAATTGGAAAAGAATACACAGAAGAAAAAGCAGACATTTGTAATTGCGGATTCCATGCTTGTAAATTCCCGATGGACGTATTCGGTTATTATTCTCCTTCAGATTCCAGATATTGTGAAGTTGATCTTGAAGCGAATAATCAGTTATCTAATGATAGCAAGAGAGTTGGGAAGAAAATTTCCGTAAAAGCAGAAATTGGAATTGCTGGAATTATTAAAGCTGGCGTTGAATACATCAAAGAGCAAGTTAATTGGGAAGATGATAAGGCAACCAATACCGGATATCAGTCAGCGGCAACCAATACCGGAAATTATTCAGCAGCAACAAATACCGGAGAATATTCAGCAGCAACAAATACCGGAAAACGGTCAGCAGCAACAAATACCGGAGATCGGTCAGCGGCAACCAATACCGGAAATCGGTCAGCGGCAACCAATACCGGATATCAG